GATCTCCTTTTATCATAGGATCAAAGTCAAACTGCATGTTAAATCTAAAAAAGCCTTCTGCTAATGGTCGTAGTAAATAATCGTCTACGTTCTTGATAACAGTTTTGATACTGCCTGATGCTGCGTTCATAAGCATTGATATACCTGAAGCAGTTCTGCCCACCCCTGTTACACCTGTTTGACCATGAGCAAAGGATGGTAGTCCTGTGCTTTCGTCTGCTAACTGTCTTGCCTTATCAAATAACTGTATATTTTCATTAGACACATTTGGAAACTTTGTACCAAAGATAGCTTGTCCCGGTGCTCCACCCTGTCTTCTAAACACTTTGCCCGGATACACAGATAAGTCTTGTCCCGGAACTAAATTAGTTTCGTCTACTTCTATAAGTAAGTTACCTGATAACACTGCATTATCAACTGCCATTCTCATGAAACCATTCATCAATGTTTGTGTGTCATCCATGTTCTCTGCAATACCAACACCAAAAAATGAATATGGGTTTAGTTCGTATGGAACTGCCATGTATGGTATCTTAGCAGGTTTAAATGGATTGAGAACCATTCTTAATAACTTACCATCACAAATCCAAATGTTTGCCTGTAATTCATCAAAATCTTTTAACTCATCAGGTATTTCTACTTCATTATCTATTAGAAGTTGTGTATCACACATACCCCAATATTCTAAGACTTCAAAACGATACACACCATGTTCAGGTGCATAGTCTGATAAATCATCTTCCCAATACTTTTTAACATAAGACTCACCTGACTCAACAACTTGATCTATGACATTGCCTCTAAAGTAAGGTCTCTTTTTGAGAGAACGTAGTTGTGATCTAGACATCTTATGTCTTTCAATCACATATTGTGCCTCATCCATGTTGTTAGCATCAGGGTCAGGATAAAAGTTCCAAACAGATACATGTGATGTTGAAGGAACTGTTTTAAATGCAGGATTATATTCACCTTGGTCATCCCAATTAGGATACTCCTTATCTATAGCAAAAGGTCCTTTCATAACACCTGTGCCAAACAAAGACATCTCAAAAGCAGTGCTTCTTAGTTGTTTAGTAGCACCTGACTCTTGCAATTGATCCATAATCTTTTGTTCCATGTTTTTAGCTGCAACCATAGCAGGACTAAATGTAACTGCAGTAGGTGTTTTACCTGTTTCTTCTTTTAAATTATCAATGCCCTCTAGTTTTTCTTGAAGAGGTCCAAGATTTTCAAGTAAACTTTTTTCAGTCGCACCTTTTGGAAAATCCATTCCATCGCCTTCAAAGCCATACGGAGAAGTCTCTTGACCCCTGCCACGCAACTCTTCAGGTTCTTTCGGGTCAAAACTGACATCCTTCGCCACACCTTCTGGTAACATTGTTGGCTCAACACTAATAGGAAATTTGTTACCTGCAAATAGCACGTCAACAATTTGTCCGTAAGCTGCGAGAGTTTTAGTTTTCGTAACTTTGATAAAAACTCTTGACTTTTCTGCTTCAGTAAATTGTACATCGCTTCCATATATCCCCCTATAGTTGGTGTAAGAACGTAACCATCGTTCCTCATCATTTCTTCTGTAGTCTTCTGCTCTATCATATCTTTCTTGTACAAAAGGTATTATACCATTTACACCTGTATCCGATAGTTCAGAATCATCCGTATCATCTAATGCTATTGCATCATCTTCAATCATAATTTCATTGTTTTCTTCTGCCATATTAATATCCAAAAGTTGAGTCTGCTATTGGCATACCTTGAGAAGGTCTACCCACAGGGTCATAGTCAAATATACTAAATCTAGGTCTTGACATAATACCATATCTTAATGCATCATAGATATGATCTTCGGCTTTGGTATCCACGTCTTCAGGATTCCTTTTATCTAGAGGTATTGCAGGTATCTGTGATATAGTATTTGTACACGTGTTAAAGAACACCATTCTTGGTTGTTCTGTAAACTCATCTACTTGTAGTCTTCTATGTACTTCGTTTTTACCTGCAACACGACTACCCTTACTTCTATCTGAAGGTCTCCAACGACACCCTCGTTGTATCATCTGTTCAGCAAGAGAAGGACCAGTATCACCCCTCCTGTGCCAAAGAGAACTGTCCAAAACACCATACTTAATATTTCCATCATCAGCTTCTAGTTCTAGTATCATATCTGCCAAATCTGTGGCAAGGACTTTGCTAACGTACAACTCTCTATATATAATAATCTGTTCATCTGGAGAAACAGCAAACCACAACACCCCACTATAAGAGCCATAACCATAGTCACAAGCACGAAATTTAACCCAATTTCTTGGAATGTCAAAAGGTTCAATAACGTGAATATCCCTATTAAACTCAGAGAAAGCAGCACCTTCTTTAATATCCCAATCACCTTCAAGCAACTGCTTTCGTTGGTGTTCAGGGAGGGATAGAAGCATCGCTTCATAATCTCCTTGAGCCGACAGATATGGATTATCAGATAATCTAGCAGGTATGAATCTTCGTTGAAATAGTGCTTGACCTGCTTTTTCGTGATTGCTAGGATATTGCAAAACCTGTCCTGTCTCAATATTTGTGGCATCAAAGTTCTTTCCATAAGGTGCAGGGTCAATAAACATTCTTTTGACCCACTGATGTCCCGGACCTCCGGGGTTCGTTGTTGCTCTCATATAGACAGGTAAATCAGGAGCAGTAGAACGAAGTCTTGACCTCATGTAGTTCCACGCATAAGGAGTTGCCCATTGCGTCAATTCATCAAAGCCTATCCAACTAAAGGCTAAACCTTGATATCTTAGAACATCATCATCTCTATCTAGATATGACATCCAAAGTCTAGCACCTGATGGTGCTTCCCATTGCATCTTTCTTTCCGACCACTTGATCCCCTTCCATATTTGAGGATATAGTTCTTTTGACTTAAATATAAGTTCTCGTAATTCTTCTGTTGTATGTCTTAATAATAATCCACTAAATGATGGATGACCCATATAACGTAGTGGGTCTGCTAACATAGCATATGACTTACCACCACCTGCACTACCACCATACAATACTTCTCGTTCACTCGCTGCAAGAAACTCTGTTTGAGGTCCTTCATTAGGTTTAAAGATGATCTTCTGTTCTTCTATAGGAACTTGTTCAATATCATCTATTATTTTTATTTTAGGCTTTTGCTCCTGTTCTGCCTTCTTCAATCTCTTTTGCCTTTTGGATTGCTTTCTCGGCATACTCGGACCATTTTCTAAGAGTTCTAGCTTTGTTCTTACGTTGTTGCTCATGCATTAATCTTTTTCTTAATCCCACGTGAGATATAGTTCTTCCTGTTTTAGTAGTTAGCCAATTAGCTACCTCACGATATGAATATTGATTTACATATTTTCTAGCTAACTCTATAGCTTCTAACTCGTAAGGCACAGGATCAAGTAAGTCACTATCCTCTTCATTAAGTTTATAACCAAAAGGTATAGTCCTTGCTATACGTGGTATCTGTATCCAATCTTTTTGTTCTTCGTCTTTTAAATCGGTTGGTTGTGGTAACTTCCACTTTCCTAAACTTCTATCCATTTTCCTTTTTTGGTGGTAATAACATCACTCCACCTGATGCTTCCACCTGCACCTTTTCTGTTTTAGTCAAACCTACTCTGTCTAATAATTCTTTAGCAGCAGATAATCTATCTCTTATACCGAGTTGTGTAGGTTCATCAACTCCACTCACCATAGCCACTGCTGCCTTCGGAGCATTCCTACTCATAAACATTTGAGTAGCTTCCATGATTTCATCTTTCATTGATGCAACAATAGAGGAAGTTGCAGAGTGCTCAGAATATCCTGCTAATAGTTTTGCTTGTACAACATCACCATTAGCTTCTTCAAATAAAACTTCTAGAAACTTTTTTTGTCTTTCAGTTAATTCTCTTTTTGTCAATGTGGTATTCCTTGTGTTACAACTCTATCTATAAGACGTTGTGCTCTGTTAGTTGTCTGTTTGTACCAACGTGAGTCTTCCATCTGATTTGCCATTTCTTGATAGTCTTCTGCTTCTACTGCAGCTATCATCTTCTTAAATTTAGATAAACGAGGTTTTCCGAGTTGAAATGACATGTTTATTAATACGTGTTGTATATCTTCAGGGAGCTTATCAAAAGCACTGAATATAGTTTGACAGTCTTGTATTGCAACTTGTACATCACTTAAAAACCAATCGTGTACTTGTTGTTCAGGTACAGGATATCCTACAGGTTTACCATAGTAATCTACATCCCATTCTGTTATAAGATGCCCTATCCCCCCAGTCAAATGATTTTCTGAGCAATAGTACAATTCATACTTTACACCCTCATCTGCCTCAATTTCTTCTCTTAAAGTATTTATATTCATCGTCTAAGTCCTAGTTCCAGTTGTTTCTTACGTATCTCTTTGACGTGTAAGTGCCAAAAATAGTTACCTATTTTACATATTATACTTGATAATTTTAAAAATGTCAATGCTTTTATACTCATGTTATTCCTATTGATAATATGGAGCGACTGTGGAATTAGGGTCTTCTATACCTTCAACTGCTAACACTTCAGGTATATAATGTTTTAACATATTTTCTATTCCCATTTTTAATGTTTGTGTTGACATGGCACATCCACTACAAGCACCACTTAAAAATATTGTAGCTACACCATCTTTAAATGATTGTAACTTAACGTGACCACCATGCATCTGAACACTAGGTAGTATGTAATCTTCTATTATTTTATTTATTGCAGATACTGTGTCTTGCATTATTTCTTCTTTAACATCTTTGCTGCTTGTCCTACACCTTTAATACCAAAAGATGCAGATATGGCTATATATAATAGATACTGATACCAATCAGGAAGTGTTGCTAGTATCTCAAAACCCTCTTTTACATATTCTCTCATACCGGGTATGAATACTAAAATTGCAGGAGCTAATAGCACCACTAAGGCAAACTCGTCTTTCCAACTATCCACTGTAGCATCTGCCATCTTGCCTTCCCACTCAACCTGACCTGTTGCAACTTTTTCTGCAACAGTAGCACGAGCTTTTGCCTCTGCAACTTTAGCTTGTCCATCTGCCTTTGTTTTTTCTATTTTGTTTTGAAACCACGTTCCTGCGAGATTTGCGATTGGTCCTATTAGTGCTTGTATCATTTTTTAACTTCTCTTTTATTCTTTCCTGTTTTAATTTTTCTTTTAACTTAGCTGTATCTACGAAATCTTGATGTTTTCTTTGCAATCTTTTTGGGCTGTTTAGATACCTGTTTACCTGCTCTAGTTGCTTTGCGTTTAGCAGCCGAAGAACGGGCATATTCACTGGGCGAAAGAGCCTTAATCGCTTTTTCAGGTAAGTAACGCTCACCAGTTGCTTTACTCCCTTGTGTACTAGGTTTACCAGATTTTGTTCGCCATTTTTGTTTTGTCCACGCAACTAGTGACCTCTGTGATTTTTTTAATGCCATTATAGTTTACCCATCCATTTTGCTAATAGCCATGCTAGTATTCCTGCAAAGAATAGTATGAAGATAAATGCTATTCCATATCCTGCATATTCTATTAACTCTTGTCTACGTTTCTCTGCCATCTTTTCTGCATATCGTCTAGACTTTCTAGCCTCGGCTTGAAACCTTTGCCAATCTTGCCAAAGTCCGGGTCTGCCTAGATAAATCATTATCTTTTTGAGTTCTTCCTCTTTCTCTCTTATCTGCTCAAGAGCCATGAACTCTTCTAAATCTGATCCACCACCACTAGCTTTTTTCTTGTTTGCTTTCTTTTCTAACTGCTCTTTTGAGAATACAAAGTCTGATATCTGTTTTACACAACCTGAAAGTTCTTTTCCGTTTGACACGAAATTTTTTATTATTCCAAAAGCAGCATTCGCTGCAGCTAGTTCTGCTAACATTTTATTTCCTTATAGGTTTGCAATATGCAGTTATTCGTTGATTTCCATCCTCTGTTGGTATAGCTGGTTGGTTATGCAGACGTTCTGCAAAGTATAGACATTTATCAATATCTTCAAATCTTTGGGTTTGGTTTATAACTCTTGTGTCAATCATAAACACAAGAAGAAACTCTATCATACAGGTACTCCCTGCACCTCATCATCTTCTTCGTGACACTCACAGTTGCATTCGTCACAATCACAATTATAACATTCACAAGTATCACATCTTTTTCTTTTTTCGTTCATTTGCTTTTTTTAAACTTTCTTTTGCTTTTTTAAATATTGCGACAACCTCAGTCTTGCCCATCACTTTAGCTCTTTGCTCACCGACTGTAAGTATCTGTATCTTTCTCGCATATGGTTTATTGATCTTTTTAACTTTTGCAACTGTGGCTCTTGCGTCTGTTGGAGTGGCAAACTTGATGCTAACTGTGTCTTTAGGGTTTTCATCCGTATACAGTCTTCTGCCACTGCCTTTTGGTTTTTTTCCTGTGCCAACTTTAGGATCTCTTTTTTTTCTTGACAACTTTCTTGTATCCCTTCTTTTGGTCTTTCATAATCTTTGTCAAAGTTTTAGCTTGACTAGCATGAGCCTTAGACGCTTTTTTTAATTTACCTATAACTTTATTTAGTGGCTTTGTATAGTGTGGCATTAGTTTCTATAGCCTCCACCTGCTTTCTTATAGGCTTTAGCCATCATTTGAGCTTTACGTGCAGACCATTGTCCGGGTCTACCACCTTTACCCCCTGCTTTTATTCTGTTGAATATTCTTTTACGCAGAGTAGGTTTTGTGTAGTTACCTGCTTTGTTTACTGTGCTTTTACTTTTTCTTTTTATTGCCATTTTTCTTTGCCTTTGAAGGTAACAATCCCTTATTCACTGCACGTGCTCGTTCAGAAAAGCCAAGTTTTTGTTTATTTCTTAGCTTTCTTCTTATTGTTTTTAGTTTTGCCACCATCGGAATATAGATTGTTAAATGTTGTAAAAGGGTCTAGATAGGACTCATGTGCCTCTGCAGAGTGTATCCACTGTGAAGGAGCAAAGTCAGGAGCACCTTCTCCTGTAACCCATAATGCAGGACTTGTCGCTCTTACTCTATTGTTTGGTAATGCTACAATGTTACCTGTCCACTTACCTGCGTCTAACAAATACATCACATGTGATTGTTTATGTTGTGCAGGATCATCTGCTATATCGCTATCTGTATAGTCTACTGTGAATAAATATTTCGCAGTATAAAATGCATTGTCTATTTTACAGAGCCATGGGGAAGAACTGACCCTATCCATAACAATGACACTATGGTTTCTAGCTTCACAGTCCCATGGTTGACATAAATGGTCTTCCATGGGTTCTGCCCATTCATCTACAGGTATATCTGCTACAAGTGCCTGTATCGGCATTCTTGCCCACATTGCACCACCATGTACATTATCGTCTTCTGTACAACCTGTGAATACAACTTGGAAGCTCAATGACCTATCGGGTATGGTATTGACTGCAAAAGCTAACGCATGAAGGAACTCACCATGATATTGTTGGTGATTACAAGTGAACTCTCTTCGCACCCAACACTTGAAGTGTGGGATGTTACTAATGAGGTAAGACATTATCTACGTCTAGCTGCTCCACCTCTAGCCATCATTTTGGACTTTTTCTTTGCTGCCCCACCATACATCATTTTCATTTTCTTTGGAGCACCACCTTTAGCCATCATCTTTGACTTTTTCTTCGCAGCACCACCCTTATTCATCATTTTAGATTTCTTTTTACCATGCATCGGCATATCTTGTTTCTCCTTCTATGCAGTTCTATGAAGTTTACCTGCAGTCCTAGTTCTGCGATAACTTCTATTCTTACTCTGTCTTTGTACAGTAAGATTCTTGGGTCTATTGTCTCTAGGATTCCCATTCTTATGGGAGACATCTTTTTTATCTCCCTTAGTCACTTTACCTTTTTTTATCATGA